GAGAATATCATTCGTTAGAATCTATAACTTGTCCTTGATCATTAAACAATGCATAATATATGTACATCTCTGGATCATCAGCAACTTGTGCTTGTGATGTAGGAAATGTATCAGTAAGAAACTGTTGAATGTCACTCAACTCATCCAACACAGTAACATGCCACTCACCAGTAATCAGTTGATTATACATGTCTGTTGGGACAGTATTAATATAAATTGCTCTTGATGCATTTATCTTATCAACATCATTACTATTACTCCACCCAGTAGTGCGAAGGAATAATACAGGTTGTTGTATACTTGCAGCATACTTGCCAATAGCAGTCTCTAAATCATATACTTGATAATTTGTACTAATAGTCATAGTTATTCTCCAAGAGCATCAAATTCTTCTTGAGTATAGAGTTTAGTGTAATCTATACCACCAGCAACCATATCCTCTAGTTTCATTTTTTTCATAAATGTTCTCAATTCTGCAGTAACAATCTGTGAACTATCCTTATACCTTTCACGTAATTCATTCATAGCAAGTAATCTATTATTCCAAACATCTGTTGCACCTACACTTGCAGTTTCTACCCACTGCTTTGTATCATCTGCTTTAAGATATTCAACAGCATTACCATCAGCATCTTGACCGTTAGGATATTCTGTACGATATGTTTTAGGATCAACTGGCCACTTCATAGTAGTCACATCTTTAAAGAAATCAAGTGGTCTAGTAAACTCTTGTGGTTTCTTTATCAGTAATGATCTTAACTCTGCTCTATATTTCTTCCACTCATCCTTCTCACCAGTATAACTATCATCTATGTCAGGTAAAATTCTCCAATCACATGCCTGTAACATGTTTTCTTTCTGTCTTTTCTTCTTACCATAAGTTTGATCAAAGAATAATAGTTCTTCATCAACCTTATTGGTCATCTGGATAGTTTCTACTTCAGCAATCCACTTCAGTGTATCAAGAAACATTACTATATTATTCCTGAACTCAAGTATTTCATCTTGACCTGGAGCAGTAAATTGATATGACTCATAATAATTTGATTTAGTTTCAAAACTATACTTCAATTTCCTACGTTGTGCAAAACATGAATTATCAGTATAAAATATAATTGTTTCTAATTCATCCTTACCAGGATCATGCCAGTATGAACCAGCAACATCTGTTAAGAACTTTTCTTTCATACCAGTTTTAAAGGTATACCTCGGCACTTCATATCTAACCACCTTACTATTTGTGCTAGGTGGTGGAAGAAGAAATTGTTTATCGTGATATATTGCTATCTCATTGATGAAGTCAACTTCAAGCATTGCTTCTCTTGTTACTACTGCCATCTATTTCTCTCCAGATTTAATATACCATCCTGTCAATATATATTTATCTTTGTCGCCACATAGTAATCCACCTCTATGTGTATGAGTAAAACCAGCAGGCCAAACAACTACAGTACCTTGTGTTGGTTTAATTCTTCTCTTTTGATATAGAAATTCGGTCTCCCCTCCATCATCCACATCATTTAAATATATCATCCATACTATATCTCTTTGATGAAAATAGTATGATCCATTCTCGTGATGCCATACATGATACCCACCACCAGGTTTTGTTCTTTGTAACTTAATATCTGATGATAAAAAACCTATCTTTGCTAATACACTATAATAATCAATATAATGTGTGACACATGATTTAAGAAATTGATTGGTTTGTGTAGTCCAACCAGAATCAGTATAATTTAATAGAAATGATTCATCTTCACGATTATGCTTACCATTGTACATAGATGCACCATTCATGTACATCACTTCATTACTTTGATCAGTTGCAACTGGCATTACATCAGTAATTTGTGGATCTATCTTATCAGATAATTTCTGATCAAGCATAGCATCACCATATTTTATTATCTTATCACACCATGGTTTAGGTACAAAATTTGGCCATACTCCAATAAAGTCATCAAAAGATGCTTTAGTCAACTTATCATCCTTCATTAAGTTGAGAGGACGATAAGGTGTCAATTTTTCTGTCATAATTAAAATGCTTTAATAATATATTTTACTTTATGGAATTTATTAACTAACTCAACCTTTCTGTTAGGATGGAATGCTACATTAGGTGCAGGTAGTTTCGTACCCTTATTTAGGGTGAAAGTACCAGTGTTTAATTCTATATTTACATCGGATTGATTGAATGTAACTGGTCTAGTGTTAGCAGCAGCAGTACCAAGTCCTTGCTTATGTCCTGAACCACCTATATTACCATAACCATAATCAGTTGTTGGATCTGTTAATGGGAAATCAGACAAGTAATGACTATGCTTCTCAACTGTTGAAGTTGTATCCTCAAGCATTATAGGTGGTGAATATGGTGATATTCTAAATGTACTTGATGTTGTATCAATAGCAGCAACTACTTTAGCATTCCACACACTATATGGGAATGATTGATTTACCGAGTTTTCTGTCGTAGTACCTGAAGTACCTGTTAGTAATCCCTGTGCTGCTGTCTGCTGTGAATAAACTGCAGTTAAATTATCAGAATCTAAATTGGTAAAGTATTCATCTTTAACAGAGTCACCTGGATGTACCCACCATGTATTTGCTTTTAAAGTTGCACCTACAAATCTATTATTATTCTCATCTAATGGTGCTATCATATCAGATACGATTTGTTCAAGAGAATCAATACTAACATCGAATATTTTATTCCATTCTGTTTCGAAATTCGGCATCAAGGATCCGAGATACTGCAACCACTTGTCCCTTTGTTCATCTTTATACTCTTGTGATGAATCTCCAATATCGGATGTTTCACCGTCAGGATCATTATAATACATGTTATTAGTGCCCCATAGTGTGGCATAGTTGTTATCCGTTGGATATGCTAAACGACCTAATTTATCACCTATCCAGTTGTTAACAGCATTCTCATTATTTTGGAAATTATATGGTGTATAACCAAATAATGCTTTCTGATTCCATGCAATTAAAGGTTCACCACCAAAAGCATCTGAAACAGCAGCAACATAAAAATGACTGTGTGCTGGTACATTTACATGTACATCAGACAATGGTCCAACTGTTGCAGTAACATCACCAACAATCTCAAATTCTATATCTACAACAATATCTTCATTTGTTATAGTTCTTACTGTACCAAAGTTAAAAAAGTCACTACTTATACCTGATGACCCACCTTCATCACCTTCTATCTGCTGATATGGATTGGGGTCACCTGCAGTTACATCAACATCATCAACATACCAATATCCACCAATACCACCTGCTTCTCTAGCATTAAATGTTTTACTAGGATGTATTCCAGTATCTATTGGTAATATAGTTGATGATCCTTTATTACCATCTACCTGGCCAGGACCAACCATCCTTCTATTTCTATAGTCTGGTACTCTAAACTTACCACTATATGCTTTAGTAGTGTTGTCCCATGCACCAAATGTAGATGTATCATCAGTTGGTTTAGCATAGGTATTCTTAATAACCCACCATAAATCAGGGAAATCAGAAACATTATACTCTGAACCATCACAATCCAAATAACCAGGATACTTTGCATCCAATCTACCTTTAACAGTAGATCCTTTTAATTCACCATACTGTTTCATTGGATCTACATCACTTGCATCATTTGGATCTTTAAGTATTGGTAGAACTGTACCAATAGCATATCCATCCTCTTTACTCTGTCTAATGACACCAGATCCACCACCTGACATGTCAACAAATGCAGTCTTCTTACTGTACCAAGCTCCCTTAAGTTCTGGAGGTGGTGGTGCAACAGCATAATTTGTAGCACCCCATGTAAATGGATTATTTGTACTACCAGTACCAACTGTTACAGATGTTGCTGATTGTCCTGATAAAGCACCAGAAGTTGTTATTTGTAATTGGAAGGAACTATTTTGTGTAGGATTAAATGTTACTGGTCCCGATACAAATGCACCAAAGTCAACAGATATCTTTGCATCATTAGTAGCACTGATAGTAATAGGTCTATTGATACCTGTTATTGGTACGATACTACTAACAACAGGAGTATTTGGAGCAGTATTTGTTAAACTCTGTGGTGGTGTGAAACTAGCATCAGTATCTGGTCCACTGTTTGTAGTAATAGTCCATGGTATTATCTCTCTAGTACCTACCTTAATAGTAGTAGAAACCGTATTACTAAATGTAGCACTAGATTTATTTCTTATTTGTATCTTATCACCAAGTACAACTGATGCAGGGAATATTCCCCAACTAGACCATGCACCATTATGTTGTATTCTAACACCTGGTGCTGAACCAGTTGTAGTTACTAACACAACATCAACTGATACATCAGTACCGAGTCCACTAATACCACTAGGAGGTTGTTGATCAGATTCAATCAAGAAATCTTCTATCTGATCAATTTTATTAGAAAATGTAAAAGCACCAGGAGTTTCTGATGGTAAATTACCTGTTTCAACTCTCCATATAACTCCTGTTCCACCAGTACCAATGTTAACTATATTTGAAAGAGCAGTATTAGCAGTTGTTGATGTTCTCACCATCAACTGTATGTATTGACCATTAGTAATTTGAGGTTGAGTTGAAGAGTCAACAAATGTTACTCCAGATAATACATTAAACCCATCATCATTTGTAGTATAAGCACCAGTAGTTGATATACCAATCTTTGCACCATTATCAGTAGATACTGTTCCATAATCAGACATACCTTGAATCTGTACTATATTACTATAGACATCAGTATCTAATGGTTGATTAGTTAAATTACCATAATCTGGTACTGGATTAGGGAAATTTGGGTCTGGTACTTTAGTCTCAATAGTCCACTTCTGTACTCTTGTACCAATTCCTAAATTAGCATAATGACTTAACCCACCAATAGAATTAGACTTTAATCTTAATTGTAATTGATCAGTATTTTGTACCAACCAACCACTTGGTATAGACCAAGCACTCCACAACATCTCGCCAGGTACCTGTCCCCCTAATCTTGGTCTCTTACGTCTTACTGATACTTCACCAACAGTTGGATTTACATGTGAAGATGTTAATGCTACTCCAACTTCTGTATCTTCAGTCAAACCAGCAACAGTAACAATAGTTTCTCCTATCCTATTACCATCACCATATGTGTAAAGAGTATCTGGTTGTGCATCCTCTAATGTTGTAAATGGAAATGGATCTGGAGCATAGTCTTCAGGAACTGTGCTGATATACCATACAGTAGTTTGCAGACCAATTTTAACACTTATACTTATAGTTTTATCCCACTCTGAAGGTGCTCTAAATCTAAAGCGAACGGTTTGCCCTTCGCTTACAAATACTCCAGTACTATTGGGATCGGCAAACTGATACGTGGTCATTTCTTATCTATTAGTATCGTAGCTATTTATGTTCCTATTTTTCGAACATCTTGCCAATTACCACTATCATTAATATCAATCTTAATTGGTTCACTTGACTTAACTTCAACTGGTATATCAATATCGTCTATTATTATTGATTCTGTAGTAATTGTAACATCTGGTGATATAACTTCATCACTTGGATCACTATCTGATGGTGGTATAGTTACCAAATCTGGTGTAGTATCAATAACTACACTGAATGTATGTGTATCAGTAGCAGTTAACCCACCATTATTTGCTGTACCATTTGCATAAACTTGTACACTAGATGGTCCAAAATTATTCCAACTGACATATGGTAACACATTAAACTCATAATTACCATTAGTCGGAGAATGATTTGCTACAGTCTGTGATGATGATGTACCATTAAGATAGTTAGTAACTACAACAAAAGTCATCACTTCACAATGCTCTGCCTGAACATATATCTTACACTCATCATCATCATATGTAATATAAGAACCACCAGAAATTTCAACTTCAGGTATTTCAACAACAGTTAATGTTACTTGTGCACTATCATTGGCAGTGTCACCTGCAGGTGTAGTTAATGTAACTGTTGCTGTATATGTTGTAGTTGTGGTTGGAGTGACTGTAGTATTAGAACTAAATGGCAAATCGCCACCAATACTACTAATAGACATATTAGTAGCATCACCAGTTTTATACCATGTTAGTGTTGCTGATCCACCTCTAACAACTTGAGTAGGACTTACTGATAAAATTACTGTTGGTGGTGTATATGCAGTAATTGTTACTGTTGCCTGTGCTGTCTGATTACCTGGAGCATATCCAGTCATTACATATGTTGTAGTTGATCCAGGATATACCATTACACTACTAGATCTTGTCTGACCAATTCTTGTGTATCCAGGATAAGAAACTACCTCACCATAGTTTGATATAGTTGCACTATTAAATCCAGGATTACCTGATATTGACCATGATAACAATACAGGATTTGGACTTATAGTGTAATTTTTATTAGCAGTAAGTCCTACTGTTGGTGGTAAATATATACACCCCTGATTAACAGTAGCATTAGAGTTATAATTGCTGGCAAGATCATCAGTACACCCATATACTATGTTTGATGTTACGAATGTTATATTTGGCCAACTACCCTGCCATGTACCACTACTACAATTAACAATCATATCATTCCAATCATTATCAGCACCAGCACCTTGTCTATCATCTAGTCCTAATGTTTGTGGACTCAATACTCTTAAATGAGGTGAACCAGGTCCACTACCAGAACATGATACAGGATATGTTGTTTGATTAG